ATCAAGTCCTTCTAGTTCTTCTAGTTCTTCTAGTTCTTCTAGTTCTTCTAGTTCTTTTAATCCTTTTAGTTTCTTCAAATCTAACCGAGTATCTCCTGCCATTGCTCCTATTACAGGTATATTAGAAAAGCGTTATGGTGAATGCGATAAAAAACCACCTGCGGCATATTGTCAAAATCCACAAACATTTGCGTTCCCATCTTGTTTTTTATGGGATATTTCGGGAAACAATTTTGTTGAACAAAATAACAATTTTAATTTGAACATGATTATTTTTGAAATAATGATTAAAATATATGATTATGCTCATGATAATACAAAGTCTTTAGATAGAGTAAATGGCGTTGATGACGCATATATAGAGTTTTTACAAAATATTAACATTAAAAAACCTAAAACATCATTAGAAAAATTAGTAGTTCCAATAAGTAGTCTTAATAATGTAGAAGGTGGAGGTAAAAATACAACCAAATTTAGTGGCGGAGGTAAAAGTGGTAATCAAATTGATAATAATGAATTAATAGATATATTTTCTATTTTTATAGAACAGCTTATAATACATATTACATCAGATTTAGTTGATGATGTTCGTAAAATAATAGAAGACGGAGACCAAGTAGAAGGAGACCAAGAAAAAGAAAATATTATACTTTTAATTTCATTTGTAATAGTAATCAATAAATTATTTACAACGGATACAAATTTTGATAATGATGTTTATAAAACAGATTTTATAATTTCTCAAAATAATGAAAATTTAACAGTGCTATCACCAACTAATTTAAATTATGATTTTACAACCGATTTTAATATTAGTTTTATTAAATTATATAAGTTTTCATTAATTGAAGCAATTATTTCTATATTTGATAAATATTCTGATGAAATAAATTTAAAAAATTTATTTATAATTTTATTACCTGATACTAAAATCTTTATTGAATTATTTTCTATGTTAAATGATAATATTTTGAAAAATTTTAATTTAAAAACTTCTGTAAATTTAGAAACTTCTGTAAATTTAGAAACTTCTGTAAATTTAGATAATATAAACTTATCTAAAATAGATATTAATCCTAATAATATTAATCATATTCAGAATGATTTTGGTAGTGGTAATACAACTCCTAATGAAAATTCTATTAGTAATTCGTCAACTCCTGATAGAACATATACAACTTCAAATTCTTCACATACAACTACACCTGAGTTTACATATAGAAATGAAGCCCCTAAATTTGATTTCCCAGAATTAGTCTTATCAGCATCAGAAAATTTTAACCAAGGTGGAGGCGCCATTTCCCAAAAACAAATTAGAGCAATAAACACTTATTTTAGTTCAAATGCTAATAATACTCGTGATTTAAATGATACAAGAATTCGTGTTTATACTATTAGATTATTATTAGCATTTGATATTATTGAACAACGCCGTGATAATACGTATGGTTATACGGGTCTATGGAACGAAATCATGGTAAATAATGATAATAATAATATAAATGCCACAAATTATACAGACACAGGTCCATATAATATTCAAGGATTTATTCCAAAAGAAGATGATTCACCTGTTCATCCAACATTAGAATTATTAAAACAAATACTATACAATTTAACGCCTGTAATTAATAATGGAAATTTTAATTATACTACTATTGAAGGTATTATTGACAGACAATTATTTTCATTATATCAAATATATTCAACTAATAATAATGTAATACAAGGGCAATTAAATTTTGCAGCATTAAATGAACAAATTATTAAAAAAAAAAATAAAAATAATTGTTGTTCTTTAGCATATATTTATAATAATGCCGGTTATCTTGGTCCAACTGATAGACAAAAAAATAAAAATAAAAATTATTGTATAAAAAATTATGCCGTAATTCTAGATCCTGCTCCTGGCGATAGAGATATAAATTTTGATAGGACCAATTCAAAAACCGAAGAATTTGGAAAAATGAATTCTTTTGTTAAAGGAAATGATCGAAATGGTATACCTTTAAATAATGCTATTTTTGAATGTTATATAGATAAACAATCAAATAAATCATCTAATAAACAAGTCAAATATGATAAATCTTCAACAATTAGTTCCTTACCAAACTCAGTTATTTTATATAACATATCTAGAAATGTTATTACAAATGCTAATGTTAATAAATCAATAAATGTACAATGTGGTGTAGCATTACATTATAATTATAATGGTAATGGTAAGGATACAGAGACAATCCCGACAAATTTTCCAAATGTTAGTAATAATAGAAACTTAAATAATAAATCAGTTGATGTGCCAGCATCACCAACACTTTCGCATACACGTTTATTTGCTATAGATGTAATTGTAAAGTTTTATTGTGATAAATCCACACAATTTAAACCAATAATTCCCAATTTATCAGATATGTTAAAAGATCCCAATTTTTGTGATAAGTTACAAAAATCATCACTTGATAAAACTATAGGTGACTTATGTCAAATACTTGCTGCTTTAACTAAATTTAGTGGTATTACAAATATATCAGCACAGGTATATCAATATTTAACTAGAATGAATGGAAATATGGTAAGAGAAATTTTACATAATGATTTAACCGCGACAATTATAACACAATTTATGTTACTTTTTGGAGGATATAATTGGATATTAACAAGCGGTCAACCTAGTTGGAACTTATCCAATTATACCAATCTAGGTAAAAATGAAGGCGGATATTCAACTAATGCTAATGACCGCGCAATTTGTTATGGAAATATAAGAGAAGTTAATACTGTTATTACATCAGCTACAGCAGCTGTTACAGGTGTTAATGGAACTGAAGATTGTTATGAAGTGTTACCACTGTTATTAGCAATAGTATTACAAAGAGAATTAAATTTTGATGGATATATAAGGTTACAACTAGAAAATACATATAAAGAAGAATTATTAAGAGCATTAATTGCTTATAGTTTTTCAGACCCACAATATAATTTAAATTATACAAATTATACAGAAGACGAAATTAAACGAATGACAATAGGTAATATATTTGATTTGAATTATCAAGAATTATTAGAATTGGATACATTTTTACAAAAAAATAGCTTTGGAAAATATAACAGATTTAAAATATGGTTAAACTTATCTTCAATACCCAGAATTTTATATGATACTCGTATTTCTGATTATATTAAAACCTATATTATTGATTTTATTTTAAATAATGTATTAAGTGAATTTATTCTTTTTATACAAATTCAACGGACTTTTCATGATAATCGTGTTGAATGGTGTAATGATACAACTAAAAAAGAATTAAAAAAATATATTTTAGCTAAATTTGATAATGAAGAAAAAATAAATGTTTTTTTTAATTATATAAATTTGCCAGATGCTAGTTCAAGTAGTTCAAGTAGTTCAAGTAGTTCAAGTAGTTCAAGTAGTTCAAGTTCAAGTTCAAGTTTAAGCGATAGCAATAGTGCTAGTATACAACAAAGAATAATAATATTTTTAATAGATAATATTGATGAAATAATAAAAGAATTGTGTAAAAATAAATTAATAGTTAGTCCTAGTCCTGGTCCTATAAAAAGACTATATCAAGGAAGTGAAGACAGACGTGAAGAAAGAAGTGAAAGTGAAGAAAGTGAAGAAAGAAAAGAAACATTAGAAGATTTTTTAGGAAATATAGAAGAAACTGATATTACGGGTATGAGGAATGAAAGTGAAAGACCTTTAATTTTGTATAGATTTTTTGGTAATATACCAAATTATAATAGAAATGTTAGTGATTTAATTACTATAATGCGTCAATTTATGTTTCCAGAACAACAATATATTGAAGGCACAAATGAATTATTACTAGATAGATGGCAAACTGAAGATAATACTAGTTCCGGATTTTGGGTTGATAATACCCAAATTGATGATTTTATTAATAGAAATGGGTATAGCAATTTAATATATTCTCAATATGTAGATATTGATACTGATTATAATATTAGTATAAATACACTAATTCAAAATGGTTGGAATATTCAAGGACACTCACAACCATTACAAATTGTGCGTGTTAATGGAAACCATTTTTTGCTTGTAATAAACCAAACTGACTCCCGAATGATGGAAGCCGCAACAAATATTTTAGGCGATGCTTATCCAAATGCTAATTATGAGGGTATAGATAGACGACTTATTGATTTTGCTGCTGATAAAGGTATTTCCCTTAGAATACCATTTATAAGACATAATGGAGATTGTGGGCCACAAGCTTTATTGTTGGCATTATTAATAGCAAAAGAATATACAAGACTACTAGATAGTCAGAATAATAATAGTAGTAGTTGCGGTAGCACTAGTAGTAATTGTGTTATTAGTGGGGGTAATTCTTTTAGAGGTTCAAGAAAAAACAAATCTATAAAAAGAAAAACCAAATCGATAAAAAGAAAAAATAAATCGATAAAAAGAAAAAACAAATCGATAAAAAGAAAAATAATAAGAAATAAAAATAAAAAAACAAAAAATAAAAAATAAAATTTATAAAATAATATTAAAAACTATTTAATACTATATAATAACGATATGGAATTAAATGTTGAAAAATTATTAGCAGCATTAGATGTCGAATCAAATGAAAATATCATGAATTTAACAACTATAAAAATAAAAGAAATGAATTTAAAAATTTTAAAGGAACTCAAATTATCTAAAAAAGACACACTTGAATTATTAACAAAACTGAATGGTTACAAATATGTAGATGAAATGAATGACTTAAAGAGCGGAACCTATTTACGATGGATACCAATTTTAAATGAAAAAAATGTACATTTAACAAGGGGTGCCGTTTTTTGTGAATTAAAGGTTACTGATGAAGGTCTAAATCTTGTATTAAAAAATTATGGGTTTTCAAATAAACATTTTACGATTAAAATGGACGACAATATTGTATTCCAAAAGTTGACCAGCCAGGAACTCGTAATATTATCCGCATTAGATCATTTATCAGAATAGGTTTTTATATTTAATTTATTTTTTATTTGAATCCGAATTATTTTGCATTATTCTAAATAAATAGCATACAAATTTTATAATCAACTGAGCAAACACATAATTATAAACACCTTTGTCGCATTTATTATTATCTATCAGTTTCCAAAATATAATTGCTCCAACAATAGTCCATGCTATTCCAAATAAAGTTGTTAATTTTCCAAATATATTAAATAAGCATTTATTTTTTTCATTAATATTTATATTCTCATTAACAAGGCATATAACTATTATTACTATCAAAAGAGTAATTGCGCAAAATATACCATCTACAGCTAGATATGTTTTAAGATTAATGTCTATGTGACCGGCTTCTATGTTAACACATGATTTGTCTGTATAAGCATAATATAAATTACAAAATATAAATGGCATTGTGAGCATGATTATAATTGTAAACATTATTATTTTTAGAATTACAAACATTTTGTTCCCATTATTAGTCTCATTATTTTTTTTTAGAATCCCCTTTATATTATTATTATTATTATTATTATTATTATTATTAATAGTAATACTGGTAAGTTTATTTTCTAAGTTTTGCTCTAAGTCTTTATCTTGGTCTAAGTCTCTCTCTAAAAAAGGATAAACCGTATTCGTATTCGTATTATTGTCCGTATTCATTTTATAAAGATTATTGTATTTTAAATTGTTTACAAATAATAATTAAATATAATTAATAATCATTTTTTTATTTAATTATTTTACATTATTTATTTTTTAGAACAGTCTTTACTAATACAATCATTAAACAACCCTGGAATAAATTTGCCACCTTTAATTAAACCTAGATGGTCATCATGAATAGTCTTTTTTATAGTCCCTATTCGTTTTTTACCGCGATATTTAGTAACACTTTTGTATCCGCGTCCATTTTTTATAGAAACAACACGAACTGTTTTTTTTCCGTTTACAATTCTTACATCTTTATTATAATATTGATAACCCATTTTTTATATAAAATAATAAAATAATAAAATAAAATAAATAATAAATAATTATATTATATGTATATTCAGAACTTATTTAGTCTTCTTCATGTTTTCCTAATAGTCCCATTTTTGCTTTACTGCGTGTCAAAAGGAAATAGTATGTCTACTTATTTAAAATACGCATTAATTGCGTTTGGCGCATTTATCGTTCTATTTCACGGCTACCGAATTTTGACTAATCCTCTAACATTTTCAGTCATAAGAATAATTAATTGGTTCCATTTATTCATTATAGGTCCTTTGTTACTATATATTGGATTTACAACGCCGAATACTGGTGCCAGATATTTTGATTATTTGGCTATTATTTCTTACTCAGCTCTAATATATCATGGTTACTATTTAGCAAAAGCATATTTGTAAAATTTAATAAATATATATATATTAATGAGTAAACAATTAAATAATGATTTAGTAAACGCAGCAAATAAGGGAGACTTGGAAACAGTTACCAGGTTACTAGAAAGACCAGATATTAATATTAAATTCAAAAATATTTATGGGAGGAGCTCTCTAATGGAAGCATCTAGTAAAGGATATTTTGATATTGTCAAGTTACTATTAGATAGAGGAGCAACCATTGATGACAAAGATAATGCTGGGTTTAATTCTCTAATGTTAGCATCTCAGGGAGGACATTTGGCTATTGTTGAGTTACTATTGGACCGCGGAGCAAATGTTAATTTCACATGTAATATTAAGATGACTGCTCTAATGAGGGCATCTTATGTAAGACATTTGGCTACCGTTAAGTTACTATTGGACCGTGGAGCGAATATTGAAGCCAAAGATAGATATGGGGATACTTCTTTGCATTATGCTTGTAAAAGCGGACAGTCCAATATTCCTGTAATAAAACTACTACTTAGTTATGGCGCTGATCCTAATATTAAAAATAATGATGGACAAAAACCTATTGATCTTTTTCGAGGAATTCCGGAAGAAAAAAAACAGATAGAAGATTTGATAAAACAAAATACAATAACTTTTGCTTATGAAGCATTAGGAGGTCTAAATGACAAAGGTAATCCATTTGGTTGGCATGGAAGTGATACAAATCTTTTAACAGATTTAAACGAATATTTAGGAGGCAAGAAAAGGAAAACTATAAAAAAGAAAACTATAAAAAAGAAATCTAGAAAAAGAAAAACAAAGAAATCTAGAAAAAGATAATTAATGTAACCAACTCTTAGTAAGCGCTTTTTTAACACTTTCTAATGCGCCCTCAGTCCATCCCTGATTACTCGAAACAACCTCACCAACAACAATTATGTTTGGCTCAGGATGTTGCGCCATATAAATAAATTCATCTCTATCACAATACATTTTTATATCCAATGGTTTATAATAATGTGTCCCAACAAGCCAATAAAAATCCTTAAGTGCGTTTATTTTGAGACTATTAACCGGCATTCCAAGCGATTTTTCCACTAACAAAGCAAACATGTCGCGATTATCTTCTGTATCGTTAATATGTTTTTTGAGGTTTTCAGCGTTTTTATTGTCTGAATAGGCAATCATATAAATGCCCTTATTCTGGTCAATAGGTATAATTTTTTGAAGCGGACCAGGAACAATTGTGTATCCTTTTATAAACTCTTTGAGAATAGGAACAGACGATTTTGAGAATTTCGCATATAATCGGAGAAAAGGTTGGGAACCAATTTGGTCGTATATTTTATGGCGAGGGAATAATGTTTTGATACCAGTTATGGTGGTCGCAACAATTATTTTATTACAATAAAACGAAATATTGTTGTCGGTTTCGACACAATAATCATATATATCACAGTTAGAGTTATTATTTAAAAATGTAAATATCTTAGTGGCATTACATGAGAATCTGATATTATTCATACCAATTTTATGAGCAAGTGTTAATACAAGTTTTTTCCAGGGCACATTTAATCCTTTCCAACAACAATAGTTATCTTCAAGACCATAGTTTTCAATAACATCAAACGCGTCATCATTTTGATAATCAGTATAACCATTTGTAATCAAAAAATTTTTATATACGTCTTCACCTAATATTTTTTCAGCAAAGTCTTTGAATGTTTCATTACATTTAATTGGTTTCTTTTTTAGTATTTCAAAAGCTTTTTTTATATTAATAGGATTATGCACAGTATTTGCGATGATAGGGTCAAAATCAAACTCGCTAAACTTAACATCTAGGTCTTCCATTAATTGAATAAATAGTTTATCTTTTTTTTTCCTGCCTATTCCGGCGCCGGTTACAATTTCGGTTCCATAAAAAGTTTCATTACTAGTTCTGCCACCAATCCATTGTTTTTTATGTTTTTCTAAAATTAAAAAAGACAATTCGGGTGACATTTTTTTTATATTATATGCGCTATATAATCCGGCCATTCCTGAACCAATAATTATAACATCATAATTTGCCATTAATTATATATATTGATACTTTATTATATAGGATAATATATTTATATACTTTTTCTTAGAAAAAGAAGAAAAAAAGAAGAAAAAAAGAAGAAAAAAGGGTTGAATCCCTTTCCTTTTATATTTTAATTAAATTATACTTACAAATACAATATACAAATACAATATACAAATACAATATACAATACAATATACAAAACAATATACAATATACAATACAATTTACCAATCATCATCCTCCGCATTATACACAGGAGCCCTATAAGAATCAAAATCAGCTTGAGTGAGTGGTTTTACATATTTTATTTCCTCAACATATACCTCTTGTTCCTCCTCATCACTATCAACCTCCTCAACCCATTTAGGCTCTTCCTTCTTAAACTGGACAACCTTTTTAACAGGAGCCGCTGGTAAAGCAGCTATTTGAGCATATCCAAATACGACTTTTAACTGAGACTCGCCTGATTTTGTCATTAAAGAGGGGAACTGTTTCTCTAAAACCTCTTTTTCCTCTTTTATCGCTTTTACATCTACGAAATCTTTTTCATCATCAGATGAATCTTCCTCTAACAAAGCAAATCCCTTCTTTACAACAACAGATGCTTTAACATCGGCAATCCTTCTTTCCTCCTCTACTTTATGATTATATTTTGCGCGGTTAATTTCTCTATTCTTGGTATTCTTCTGGTTTTCTGCTAGAACTAGACAGAATTTTACAGTGTGTCCAGTTTTAAAGCAGTATCGGCACTCTAACGCCAAAAGCGTTACGCATGTGGTTTCTAATTTACCACTTCTAACATCCATTGTCTTGACGGTATGATTAGTATACACGCTCTCAGGCTTTCCGGCATCAAAGCAAACCTTACAGAATTTCTTGGTTGGGTTTCTTTGTTGGTGGCTGTTCATTTTCTTAATTTGAGTTTCTTTTGTTTTAATTTAAATTTGGTTTGTTTATTTTACTTTAATACCTTTTATATTATTCAATAAAAGCATTTCAATTTTTTTGGTTTTTTTAAAGATTTTTGAAGGAGTCAAAAAAATCCACTTTTTCCACTTTTTCCACTTTTAAGAAAAGTGGAGCAAAATTGTTTCTTTTCCACTTTTAAGAAAAGTGGAGCAAAATTGTTTCTTTTCCACTTTTAAGAAAAGTGGAGCAAAATTGTTTCTTTTCCACTTTTAAGAAAAGTGGAGCAAAATTGTTTCTTTCTAAGTAAAAAATAAAAAAGTTTCTCTTTTATTTTTAATTAATTTTTATAAATATACAAATACAAAATATACAAATACAAAATATACAAATACAAAATATACAAATACAAAATATACAAATACAAAATATACAAATACAAAATATACAATTTATTCAATCTTCATTTTTGACCCAAAATACTTAATATTGCGAACATCTTCCATTAAAGGATAGAATATAAGTCTTCCAGTTTCATCGGTTTCCCAGTGTCCAATATGCCAGACATTTGTCTCACTATTAAGAAACCCATTTTGGATATTTTCTTGAGTTAACGGCTGCTCTTCTTCCTCTTCCTCTTCTTCTTCTTCATATTCCTCTCCAATATTAGAATCATCATCTGAATATTCATTAGATACAAAATATTCAGTATATTCCTCATTATCATTTTCTCCTTCTTCCATTTCCCCTTCATCCATTCCCTCTTCTTCTCTTTCATCTTCTTCCATTTCATTCATATATTTATTAATATCATATATTTCATATTCATTTAATACTGAATCCTGACGAGTTAATGGTTCGTTTTGATTACTAAATCCATACAAAGAATCTAAAGAATCCTCATCTTCTTCTTGTATATCCATATTCATATTGGGCTCTGTATTGGGCGCATAATTATTAAATAAATCATTAAAATTTATTGAATTATTAAAATTTATTGAATTATTAAAATAATTAATAATATCAGGAATTTCTACTCCACCCCTTGTATTTACATAATTGTTGTTATCTAAATACTCTGACGAATTGTCAAAACATTCAATTAATTCGGGCATATCATCTTCCTCATTGCGAGTGCTATTTAAATACTCGTTAAGGTCTTCCAGATTGTCAAAACATTCTATTATTGCGGGCATTTCCCCTTCACATGTGCTTCGACTATAAATAGGACTGTTATTATTACCAGAGGTGTTATTATTACCAGAGGTGTTATTATTACCAGAGTTCATTTTATTTTAAAATATGTGTGTTTAGGGGTTTCTAATTATTTATACATTTTTGTAATTTTTAAAAAAGTATTTCAATTTTTTCCACTTTTTCCACATTTTTTTTTACAGTTAAAAAATTTGAAAAAAATTGAAATACTTTTTTAAAAATTACAAAAATGTATAACTAATTAGAAATACCGAAAAATCTTAAAAATCTTAATAAAATGTCAAATAGTATCAATAAGAGTCTGTATGTTCCCAGAATTAATAAGTCTTTTAATGCGGACAAAATCATAAACATATTCTGGCTGTTCAATGTAGGAAAAGTCGACCGGGTAGATTTTATGCCTATTATCGATGCTGAATCTGGTATAGAGGATACTAAATTTCAAAAAGCGTTTATTTACATGTCAGATATCTGTAACGCATGGAACTTTGAACAATTAAAATATAATGAAACTGAGGGCTCTTATACTCTGTTTCCATATAGAGTTCCTTACAAAAAATACCCTAATAATATCAATACGAATAACACAGACAGGGATAATGATAACGATGTTATGTCGCTAAAGAATAATCCTAAACCCATACCTTATGCCGATACAACTCTAAATGTTCATCAATTATACCATAATAATTTACAGTTGGAAGAAAAAATTATAAGTTTAGAAAGAGAAATTTTGGAATTAAAAAATGAGAATATGTAATGGTTATGTATACAATAAAAAATTAGGATATAAGTATCCCTTTATTTTACTTAATTAAAATATACAAATATACAATACAAAATATACAATACAAAATATACAATACAAATATACATTTTTTTTTACATATTATCTCTTATTTCAGTCCACAAAACTCCTAACATATTCCTTCCAATCACCACAATTTTTCCATCTATTACTTTCCCCCTTCCACACCACATATTACTCAACACTTTTTCATCACTACATCTCATTGCTGGATGAACCAACAACTTAACTCCACTATTAACTAAATCCATTCTAACACTTTCATAATTATCTACCTTATATCTACAAATTGCTCTTTGCACATCTATACTAATAACACTCCATATACTCATCTCTTCATCTGTCAATTTAAACCCCTTTTTACCTCCCTTACTTTTCACATCATTTCCAAACCCAAATAAAGAAGGTTTCATAAACTTAATACCATAAGTTATTAATTCATTCTTTCTAACTAAGTCCTCACATCTTTCACTTAAACATCTATATTTTTCACCATGATAGGCATGTTCACCACTCTCATATACTATACATCTAATAACCACCTCAAACACACTAAAATTACTCAAACTTCTACACTCCTCTTTTTTTCCAAAGAAGTTAATTACTCCCTCTTCTAATATTTTCTTATCACTTTTACTCATTCTTTCTTTTAGAAAATTAATTTAGATTATTATTTTATATTATTTAATACTTTTTTTATTATAGAAAAAAAGTATTTCATTTTTTTTCATTTTCATAAATTTTTTTTGAAGAGTTAAAAAAATTTTATTTAAGTTTTTCATTTCAACTTTATCCACTTTACAATTTTATAAAAAAAATGGATTTTATTTAATTAATTAAATTTATATGTGAATTATACTTATATATTTATGTAAAATTTATTTATATTTTTATTTTTATTTTTATTTATATTTTTATTTTTATTTTTATTTTCCTTATTTTCCAAATTTAATGTATCGAACCTGGAATTTAACACTTTTAGGAGGTGACTCTTCATTTTCATACACAGGCAAAATGAGATATCTACTACCTTTACCTGTTGAAGATATACACCGACTATTTAAAATATCCTTTGCTTTGTCAATAGTAATTCTATGTTCCTTTGTAAGGTCTTCAACTTTCTCTCCCTCTCCAAGCAACTTGGATGTAACAAAGTAGCCTTCACAAACATGTATAACATCTTTTTTGGATGTTCTAACCTTTCCATCCATTTCTCTTTCCTTAGTAATAAGGAAAGATTTCGCTTGCTCAAATGTATCAAACAAGGATGTATGACATATATAGTCAAAAGGTTTATCGCAAGTTTTAAACTCGGTTTTATCTATGACAGTAGGCTGTCCATTTTGCTCCTTCTCAAACGCAAGCCGACCAAGTGCTCTAGATTTGTGCTCCCATTCAATTGCGATATCATTAAATTGTTCTGTTGTAAAAACAACAGGTTGTTTGTAATTAGCAAACCCTTTCATATTCCCCTTCATCCTACCAGCTATCTGCGAGGCCTCATTTTTATTTGAATAGTGCGAAAGAATTGCATAGTCTAACATAAAATCATCGGAATTAATTGTAATACCTCTTCCAATACAAATATAACCAGTAATAACAAATGGAAATCTATGTAATTCGTGTTCATGGTATATATCCCTGATTTTATTATTAAACTCTTCGTCCTTTTTATATTTAATAACTTCCATAGTTACCGGTAAAGTCAGGACAATGCCATCTCCATTTACACATATAACAGCCATCCCTTTTGCAACACACATATTCTTTATGGCTTCATGACTTTTTTTAACATTTAATCCTGGTATAAACCATTTTGAACCAGCTTTAACCTCTGCTGGAATAACAACGCTTAATACATGTTCAGCAAAATCCAAAACATTTCCTTCTTTTTGGATAACTCTGACAACATTATCTTCCCATCCATGATATAATTCTGAAGTGGTATTTTCAATAGGCAATACATTCATATATTTATACTTTTGGAAAAGGGGTTGAGGAGTTGCAGTAATTAGCTTCACATTTACATTTGAATGTATATCAACAATCGGGCGCAAAGTGTTGTCAATAAACTTAGTAAATTTGTCAGCCTCATCGAGCCAAATATTAAAATGGAACTTACCCTCGGTATAAGGGTTGGTGTTTATGTCTGTTATTAGTTGATAAATATCATCCATTCTTTGTCCATTTGTGCAACAGATAATATTTTTTATTCTTTTTACAATAATAGCCTTAAAGACAGAATCCGTATCATGGTAGTCGGTTCTGATATGCGAAGATAACTCAATATATACATCGCCATCAAGAATGTATTCTTTTAAATCATTCTCAACACGGACACTAGTTTGCTTTGTAAGCAACAGATTGTTATCGCACAATATAAAATTGACGATTTCTTTTCCTTCAACTGGAAAAGATAAGTCCTTAATAATATGACTTATCATTACAAAGGTCTTACCAGATTGCTCTGGTTTACAAATAAGTTGGAAATTCATCCACTTATCAGCATCACTTGTGGTTACGTACTCTGACATTTTTCTAAAAATCTTGTCAAGATATAATATTATTTTAATTTTTTAAGTTTAAAACTACAATGTTATATTAATTTAAATACTTTTTAGGTTGTAAAATAAAAACTTTTCATTTTTTTTGTAAAATGTAACAAAAATGAAGACAGTCAAAAAAATCCATTTTTATACTAATTTTTTTATCTAGAATTCCTTTTCGTTTATATATTATATTATGATATGCTAAAGATGTATCAATTTAAATATTCAATGATGTAAATAGAAATATAAAATATATGAATAAAAATATTTTAAGTTTTTATAATATTATATACTAATAGATGAGCAATATGAAAATAGTTGTGTTTGATTTTGATGAAACATTAGGATACTTTGTAGAATTAAGTGTATTTTTTGATTGTATAAATAGATATTTAAAAACTGAATTAAAAATGTCTGAATTAAATCAAGACCAATTTAATGATTTATTAGATTTATATCCTGAATTTTTAAGACCAAATATAATTGCTATTTTAAATTACTTGAAACATAAAAAAGAATCAAAATGTTGTAACAAATTGATGGTTTATACAAATAATCAGGGACCCAAAAAATGGGCCAATATGATTATTTTATACTTTGAAAAAAAAATTGGTCAAAAATTATTCGACCAGATTATTTCGGCATTTAAAATAAATGGCAGACAAATAGAAATATGTCGGACTTCACATGAAAAATCACATAAGGATTTTATAAGGTGCACAAAGCTACCAAAAACAGCTGAAATTTGTTTTTTGGATGATAATTATTATCCACAAATGTCTCATAAAAATGTATATTATATTAATATTAAACCATATATACACGACTTACCATTTCAGGAATTATTAGATAGGTTTAATAATAGCAGTATTTTACAAAATAAAATAGTAGAACAAAATAAAATGGTAGAACAAAATACAATAGTAGATGTTACTAATTTTAATGAAAAAATGTTGATTTTTTTTAAAGAATATAATTTTGATATTATAGAAAAAAAAGCTGATGACTATAATATAGATAAAATATTAAGTAAAAAAATAATGATACATTTACAGGATTTTTTTAGATTATCATTAAAAAATGATAACAATAATAACAAATACACAAAAACAAAAAAGAATTATCATAAAAAACCAAAAAATAAAACTAGGAGTATTAAAGAGCCTTTGACGTATTAATAAAATACGCCTTTACTTTTTTTAGATATGTAATTAATAAACTATTAATAGCAGTTGTTGTAAAAATAAAAATTGCTGAGCTAAATACAATTTTCCTGTCTAATTCAGTAAATTCTACTTTTCTAAATGGATTAAAACGCAATAATAAAAAACCAGAAATATACATTTTAACATAATAATCAAGTGACGATAAATAATCTGGAGCATTTATTGAAACTCCTAATATAATCGCAAAATATAAAATATAATTTATAATTATTACAAAAGTAAATATTTTTTCTTGTATTTTATGTATATTTGTCATTATATATATTATAAAAATATTATATATAATTATAATAATATGAATCAAGAATCTGTAGCCGATAATCATAATACTCAAAATTCAAGAATATATGAAAGAAATATTCCATCAAAACCACTCCAACCATATTTAGATGTTAGAGCAGTTTCCACAAAATACTCTTTTTTACCTATTGTTGACCCAAGGAAACAAAACAATGTAAGACTAATAAAAGCTCCCACTTTTGACCCACATACAATTTTTAATCCTGGAAATACTCAATCACCATGGTCTGGTTTTGTAACAAACATAAATAGGGAATCTGAATTAAGAAACCAAATTTTTGCTTTACAGAAGTGTAGTCAATCTACATATGTCCCAGATAGTAAAAGTGATTTATACCAATATTCATTTTTTCCTAAGCATATTCAACAAACACATCCTCTATTATTTCAAAAAGAAAAGTTTGATGCTTTTAATCCTAATCCGGATAATAAAATAGTAGGATTTGGTTCTTTTAATAATTCGACAAGAAGTCAAATAAAGGATTTAACACAATAATTTTTTTAATGAATAAGTTAAAATTATATTATTTAATTCTAATTAAATAATATAATAATGTTATCTAAAATGTTAGCTGAACCTGAAATAACTGATACAAATGAAATTATAGATACAAATGAAATTATAGATACAAATGAAATAATAGATATAACAAATGATATAACAAATGAAATAACAAATACAAATTTTAATTCCAGCTCAGAATCATTTGTAAATCAAGTAACTCTACAATATCTAATGAATAAATCACAATATAGTAATTATCTTGAGAAAAAGACATCTGAATCTTTTTCAAAGAGAGAAAGGAAATTTTATAGTCAAAGATTTACAAAACTATCTAAAAAATTATTATTTAAACGAAAAAGTGTAGAAGATATGCCAACAGATATAAAATTTGCTTTTGAAAATTATTTAAAATCATGTATTCATCATTTTAAAATGACAGACCATACGGAGTCTGTTCAAGCAGAATATTATAAAGATGATTTAGAAGAAGAAGAAGGATTAGAAGGAGAAGAAGATTATAAAGAAGAAGTAGAAGGAGAAGAGGATTATAAAGTAGAAGTAGAAGAAGAAGAGGATTATAAAGTAGAAGTAGAAGAAGAAAATATAGAATTAAAAGTAGAAGAAGGAGAAATTTGTATAAAAAAGAAAAAGAAGGAGAAATTATAAATTACTATTTTATTTTAGTTATTATAAATAAATTGAAACTCAAATGCCTGATTATTAACCAAAGTATTTAAATATGGAACCAAATACTGTGTAACTAAACTATTAAACTCCGAGTTAAATTCAGAAACATTAAATCCACCAGGAGGTGTTGGAATGCCACTTATCTGTATATCAGTAATATTTACCATCATTTCTGTTATATCAAACTTATAAAAATAAAGGGTTTTTAATTTACTTATAAAACCAGCAGGTAAATTTACTGTATAACTACCAACAATCGTATAACCGCTTGGAAGTGTATTTCCAGTTACATAAGATAATGTAATTGTATCTGGGTTTGGTTTTGTTGTTACTGTGCCGGTATAAGTATATGACAAACAAACAGCACAACAATCATATGAAGATGGGGTAATAACTTCTGTTTTACAATCACATGTATCATAACAACATGATGATATGGGATCACCACAACAACAAACATCGCAAACTTTAGCTGTAACTTCTGGAACATATACACACTCATTTGTAGAAATTTTTATAGAGGATGAAATGTTAGTAAAATAAGTATAATTATATGTTTTTGTTGTAGTAAAAGGAAAATTTTGACTTCTTCCTGGTTCTAAACAATATGTAGAAGAAGGGAAATCTATAGCAAAATTCATTACATTTGCTAAATTTTCAATATTACCATTATATGGTACATAATAACCATCTGTAGTTGTATTACCAACAGTTCCAGAAAATTTAATAGGTTCCACAAATGTCATATTATTAAAAGTGCCTGTTGTACTCGGATTTGGAGCTAAAGGTGTGTTACCTATCTCAGGCAATAATGTAGTATTTACTGCATCTTGATATGGTGCTATGTTTAAACTATATTGACAACTCATATTATATATAACATTAAGAAAAAAATATTCGTAAAAATAAAAAAAAAAAAATAAAATAATAATATTTACGAAAATTTTTTTCTTAATGTTATATATAAATATGATAATTCAAGAAATTATAAAAAATGGTGAAACTGTTTCAGGAAATTATATATTTAACCTCCAAACAATAATTGAGATTGAACTCAAAAGATACAGCGTAGACTATATGGTATTTTTTTCTAAAGAAGGAAAAATTTATTTATTTTATAATCTTTATACACTTTCAAACTTTTATGAATACTTTAGAAAATCAAATGCTTTATTTTTACAACTATTTGATAAAATCAGTATACATACTAAATCAGTTAAAAATTTGGATGAATATACAAATAATGAACCATATTATAGTGTATTTAATAATAAACTTAAATTTATAGCAAATAAAAAATATGGTGGAAAATCATGGTCTTTAAAATTACCTACAGGTAGCCTTTCTATAACAAATACATATAATGAAAATGAACTGCCTTATATGGCTTTTAAAATAAAAAGAAATCTATCTTCTGAAAAACCACAAAAATATAAACAATATATTAACAAAGATTTTTTAAGTCTAACAAATAAATTTAAATCCAACAAAACAATTGGTTATATGTATGAAAAACTAAATTATAAATTAAATTATAATAAAGCATATATATTTTCAAACTCAAAATTGTTATTAGTAAAAGCTGATAATTCAAAACATAAATTTTTAGTTAAAGATAACAATGAAAAACCTAATGAAGAAATACTTAATAAAAAAATTGTAGAATATTTAAAAAATAAAAATAAAGAAAAACTAACTACTATAAATACGGAAAAATCAACTATAAATACGGAAAAATCAACTATAAATAATAAAAATAAATCTGTTAAACAATGCGTAACTTGTAATAATCAAAATAAAGATAAAGATAAAGATAAAGATAAAGATAAAGATAAAAATAAAGATAAAGATAAAGATAAAAATAAAGATAAAGAAAATGTTAAAAATAAATAAATAAAACTTAATTTATTATTTGTATGATTAATAAATTAAGGAAAAAGAAAAATATAGACAATATTTATGAGGACACTAAAATTGAGTAAAAAAAATATAAGAAAAAATAGAAAAAAACAAAAAAAAACAAAAAAAATAATAGAAATTACAAATATGAACCAAATATATAAAACAAAATCTAAAAATAATAAGTCATTACACAATACTTTAAAAAATTTTCACGCAAAAAAAATCCGATGTAGTCCAAAAAAACTAAATGAATTAAACATGTTTTCTTGTTATACAGACAAAACCCTTTTTAAATTGCGTGATTTTTGGAATGCCAGGCACCCAGATACATTAATTAATTCTAAAAGTGGCGAGGAAATACATGCGCAATTATCTAAATATATGAATCAAGTATGTAATACAGAATCCTGTTGGTTAAAACAAAATTTTTTAAATTCCAAAGATATTTCCACAATTCAAACTGAATCTTTTGCTCCTTTACAACCAAATGACTGGAAAACAAAACCGGATGAATGGCTTACAAGTATGGATATTATAAATGTAATGAAACAATTTGAAAACGCATATAAATGTTATGAATTTATCGGCCCATCTCCGATTGATTTTGATACCAAATTATTATTTGGTGAATGTGTCTGGGACGAATTATGTAATTTCAGTGTAAAGGACCAAATTAAACGCGGTAAATTCAAAATTGGTATTATTTTTAATACAGATTCACATGATAAATCAGGCGAACATTGGATTTCAATGTTTATTAATATAAAAAAAGGGACTATATTTTTCTTTGATAGTGTAGGTAATACAGCGCCAAAAGAAATAAAGGTTTTTGTAGATAGAATTATTGGGCAGGGTAAAGAGTTAAATATTAATTTTAAATATGACGAAAATCATCCAGTTGAGCATCAATATGGAAATACAGAATGCGGTATATATTCCATTTTTTTTATTGTTCACATGTTACAGGATAAAATAACAGACCATTATTTTAAAACTCATGTGTTAAAGGATAAATTTATGAGTGAATTCAGAGACAAATATTTTAACAAGAGTTTATAATTTGATAACTTTCTAATAATAATAATAATAATTTACAAAATATATAAATAGTATTTTGTATATTATAATAAATGAGTAAAAATGATTTCCTAAAAAAACAAAATGTTTCTCTCTTATGGGAGGTAATAATGGATGATGATTTAATGAAAAACAAACATCAATCTGAAATTTCTCACATAATTGATATTTTTAATGTAAACCTAAAAAAGTTCCATGATTCTACAAATAATAACAACTTAATTGAATTGAATAAAAATTATATTACTGTTATGATGAATTTTATAAATAAAAATTTTAGTAAACCTGAACATATTCCTCCTAATAAACCTCAACCAAAAAACCTAATTACTTATGAAGAAATACAAAATGACCGTTTGTCTCAATTTGAAAGAGATTTTAATAATAGACAACAGGAATTTACGAGTGCTATGTCATTACCAGTTCCACCTGCTCCTGATTTTAGCGACAAAACAGACGGACCTTTGACTGAAATAGAAGTTGAAGTGAAACGATATATGGCTCAAAGAAATTATGATGTGGAACAATTGAATAAAACAATGAATAATGATAATGATAATAAAGGTAACGCAAGTTCGTGGTTGAAACCACAAGAGACATCTTTAAAATCAGAAAAGGTACCATTAATTAATAATAGTAAATTAAATAGTAGTCCTTTAAAGTCTAATTTAAGTCCTATCAAATATATAAAAATAGATAAGGTTTCAAATATAAGTGAAAATGTAATACAAAATGAAGTGATTGATTTGACATCAAAGAAAAAAACAATATCATGGGCTACAAATATAGAAGAACCTAATTCTATAGAAGAAGAAAATACTATAGAAGACGACCAACAAATAGTATTAAATATTTTTTCAAAATTAAAGACTATTCCAATTCCAAGTAAAAAGGACGATTTTATTAATAATAATAATAATAATGAAGAACTAATATTTTTAAAAAGCGAAATGAAAGTTTTACATCAAAAACTAGATACTATTTTGAAATTATTGAATGTAAATAAATAATAAGTTATATTTTGCGCTTTTTTGTTCCTGTTCTTTTTTTTATTTTTTTAACTCTTTGTCTAAAAATTTTTTTCTTTATACTTTTTTTTTTACCACCAAATTTTTCTTTATTTTCAGGCTTATTTTCAATATCATTGCCAGTAATAGATTCTTGTTTAAACATATTATATATATATTTGGAACATGAATAATCAATAATGTTAAATTTACAATTTTTTCTTGTATTTTTAAGTATTCTTTGTATTATTTCTATAAATTTTGATAATTTAAGTTTTTCAATTTTTTCTCTATTAGAAGATAATTCTATTCCACTCCATTGATTTAATGATTTTTTTCGGTCGAAACTCATACTATTTAATTCTGGAACAATTCCTCCAAAAATTCTAGCAAATTGTTGTAATTTATCTATAAACAATAAATTTTGTGTATATTTTAAATCAATAGGTACATATAACAATGAACCATCTAATTCTTTTTTATGAACAGATAACAAAAATATACCTAAAGAGTCATCTGGTTGACTAGTAAATATTTTATCATGATTTATTCTTGATATTGTTTTACAACAATTTGAAATAATAAAATCTTTATCTTCTTTAGTATCTTTAGAACTATCATAAATTAATTCTGAATATGATAAAGACTGTATTTCTTTTTGATAAACTGGTTTAATTTTTTGTTGTATACATTCATCAATAGTATCATAAGTAGAACTTTTTAAATTTTGTTGTAACTGTTCTTTTAAAATTATAATATCATTATTTACTAATTCATCATAATTATTATATGAATAACATGTTGAACCTGTTTTACTAAACATTCTACAAATATCAAATAATTGTTCTTCATCTGATGTCAAATTAAGTTTAATTATGGCTCCATGTAGGTGTATAAAAAATGTAAAAATTAAATCATTGGGTATTCCTTCTTCCATACAACTTAAACTATCTGGTATAATTTGATTAATTTGTGAATTAGATGAATTAGATAAATTATTACCCATTATATAAATAATAATATTAATAATATTATTATTTTGTGTCAACATTAAACACAATTTTGCTCTATTATTTTGCTCCACTTTTACAATTTCATAAGAAAAGTGGATTTAAACATATTTCAATACATCCTGTCCTCTCTCATTTTGTTCTAAAGTTGCTATTAAAATAGGATTTCCATCATCATAACTTTTTTTACTATATAAGTTTTTAACATTATTATCCATTTGTCTATATACATATTCAGTATTAGAAATCGAAATAGGGTAACCTGTCCACACAACCCGCCTTTTATTCGCCGCGGTAGTAGTATCATTGGGTTGTTTTGAATAATCTGGCACATAAGAATAGTCCGTATTATTTGTATCTCCATAATTAACACAATTACCATTATTATACAAATTACAATCAAATGAAGATGCTTTAATCGCATCTATTAGCTGGTTACTTAATTTTGCTTTTATATCAGAAATCTCGTATAACAATTGGTCACTTGTTACAGGCACTTTATCAATTTTACTTAAATCCTTTCTTTTCAATTCAATCGCATCTTTAGAATCCAATTGTTCCTTTGTAAATTCCATTAAATAAACAAACACCTCAACAGTTTGTAAAGCTATCGGTAATTTAGCATGACTACAAATACGCCTGGCACGACCAATAACCTGGTCTGTTCTAACAGGGTGCCAATAAGGTTCCATAATATGAACATATCTGGTATTTCTTAAATTAATACCTTCTGAACCAGATGATGTAATCATAAGAATCTTTATTATTTCGCCCATATTATTATTATTAGCAATTTCACGCAATTTGCCTGCGATATTGGGGTCAAGTGAATCCCATTCGCCATTATATATTTTCAATATTATAGCACGTTCTTCTGGAGTTTCAGTTCCTGTATATAAAGCATAAGTTGGTTTT